GTTCCTGGTAATACCACTCAGACTTCTAACCTTGCTCAGACTAACTTGTACAACTATGGTACTGGTATGTCTACTGCACAGGCTGAAGCACTTGGTACAACTAGTAACATCGATTTCCCTGAAATGGCTATCACCATTGACAAGGTTACTGTTACAGCCAAGACTCGTGCTCTAAAGGCAGAATATTCTATGGAACTCGCACAGGACTTGAAGGCAATTCATGGTCTTGATGCAGAAGGTGAACTTTCTAACATTCTTTCAACCGAAATTCTTTCAGAAATCAATCGTGAAGTTGTACGTACGATTAACGTAACTGCAAAGCAGGGTGCATCTGAAGGAACCACAAATGCTGGTATCTTCGACCTTGATACCGACTCTAATGGTCGTTGGTCAGTTGAAAAGTTCAAGGGACTAATGTTCCAGATTGAACGTGAAGCTAACCAAATCGCCAAGCAAACCCGTCGTGGTAAGGGAAATCTAATTATCTGTTCGTCTGACGTAGCTTCGGCTCTCCAGATGGCTGGTATTCTAGATTATACTCCTGCTCTCAATTCAAATAATCTTGAAGTTGATGATACTGGTAACACATTCGCAGGTGTTCTAAATGGACGTATGCGAGTATATGTTGATCCTTATGTTTCTGGTGGTCATTATATGACTGTTGGTTACAAGGGAGCTGGGGCATTCGATGCTGGATTATTCTATTGCCCATATGTTCCTCTACAGTTGGTGCGTGCAGTTGATCCATTCAGCTTCCAGCCTAAGATTGGATTCAAGACACGTTATGGTATGATTGCAAACCCATTCAATAATGGTACAACCACTGGTGATCTTGATGGTGCAATTACGAAGGATACAAATGTTTATTATCGTCGCGTGCTTGTGACAAATATCCTCTAGTAGGACCCTTTTTTACTTGACTAAGGGAGCTTCGGCTCCCTTTTTCATTATAATAACAATATTGAATAAATAAATGCAAAGCTCTTGTAGCTTTACATTTTTCATATTACCTCTGGAGCATCGATGTTATCGTTTAGACAACTACTAACTGAAGAAATAGAGCATGATGCTAAATTGTTGCATATGGCTCTAAAACATCATTTTCGTGATCCAAAGAATTTCTCTGCATTACTAAAGACCAGAAAATCTACTGGAATGATTGATAGATTTCTTGGTTCTGAATACCATGATCATGAAGTAAAAGGATTAGTTGTTCCTAAACACATAGCAACCAAATATCCTGGACTAAAGGTACATCTTGGACCTCTTAGAATACACGATGAAACAAGAGGATCTGCAGGGTCAGTTACAAAGAATCCAACATATTTTGGTCTGAAGAAAAAAACACATACAATATCAATAAATACGTTGCCATCATTGCATCCAAAATATGATAAGATGTCATTAAACCAAAGGCATAAGAAGTTTATGACTGAATTGAATGATTCACAACATATTTTTGCACATGAAACAACTCACTTGAATCAACTTCATTCAAATAAATTGGAAATAAACAGATCAACAGTATCAGAAATAAAAAAGGATTATCACAATCATCCAATTGAATTTGAGGCACATCTAAATCAACATACACATCATCTCGAGTCTGCATTGTTGAAACATCCTCATATTAGAGATTTACTACAACATCACAGACAACAAACAATATCAAGAATAATGAGTTATATTCCAGGGCCATTTTCTCATGGTTATGGTGGAGCACATCTTTCTTCTATAGACTGGTTAAGAAAACTAAATTCAAGCAACAGACAAGCAGCAGAAACTCACATAAGAAAAATACTAAGAAAAAGGCTTCCATAATGTTATCATTCAACCAATTTTTATCTGAAGAATATGATTCTGAAAAACATGATGCATTCACAGTCAAAGAAGAACCATTTGAAGCACGTAGACAATTAGAATTATACCACAAACATGGTAAACCTGGTTGTCTCAGATCTGCATCAAACTTTGATCTTGAGAAAATAGCTACTACCCCTGCAAAACATAATCAACCACATAGTGATTATATGATTCATGTTATAAAGGCCATTGAAGATAATCCACATGAAGTAACACAAGGTCTAAACAGGCTCCGAGAAATGCATGCAAATCATCCAGCAAAAGTAGAACACGATGAACCACCTGAGATGTTTCATTCCTATTGGAATATGGATCCTATAAACCCAAGGCATGTAACAACTGATGAAGATGGAGCTCCTATAGATGATCACCCTGAAAAAGGACACTCTGGGATTCCAAATATTCCAAAGAAGAAGTAAATGACAAATCCAACAGCACTAGACAATAATCCAGTAAATGCTAATTTCCTATCACAGTTCAACTTTCAATTCTCTATGAAGAGAGCACCGAATGTTGATTACTTCGTGCAGGCTGCTACACTACCTGGTATATCCCTTGATCCTGTGAATACAGATAATCCTCTGGTAAATATTCCACAACCAGGAGACCACTTGTACTATGAAGAATTTGGTATGCAGTTCAAAGTAGATGAGTACCTAAACAATTACCTCGAGATTCATAATTGGCTCAAGGCTCTTGGTTATCCAAATACAAATGATGAATACGCAGCTATAGCTGCTAATCCAGAATTTACTGGACTTGGACTCAAGTCAGATTGTTCTCTATTCATATCAAATAACCTGAAGAACTATAAGATAGAAGTTGTATTCAAGGATGCATTCCCAATTTCTCTCTCAAACCTTCAATTTGATATCACTTCCACAGATGTATCTTTCCTAGATTGCTTCTGTGCACTCAAATATACCTCTTATGACATAAACAGGCTCTCATGAAAACATTCAAACAACTAATCAATGAAGAAATAAAGTTTAATCGACTGGCTGGAATGTATACAGATGGATATTCCCACAACCAAAAAGTAGGTAAACATTATATTAATATTGGTTTTATAAAAAATGCTAAAAATGAACACAATAGAGATAGTCATGAAATTGAATTTAGAGTAAATGGTGCATATAATAGAGATGTTTTACATGGGGAAGAACGGCCGAGCGTAGGAGAATCTGCAGAAATATTTGGACATATTAGGAATGTAATAAAATCTTTCAGAGATCAACATAAGCCTAAGGCTGTTCATTTTTCTCCTTATCACAAATCATTTGATTCTTTATATGGAAAGCTAGCAAATTCTTTGGGTGGTAGAGTAGAAAAACATTATGATATGAATACACAATCACATGAATATAAAGTTCATTTTGACAAATAACTTCTAAATTTATTGACATTTTTTCAATTCCATAGTATAATACCTTGTTACATTTTATTCAAGGATGGACTATGACCTTAGAAGAACTACATGATGAATGGGATAAGGACTCCAAATTCAACCAGTTGAATATTCCTGGAGAAGTACAAAAGAATTTAGAACTCCATTCCAAATACTGGAGAATCTTAACTGCAGAACAATTCAAGTATGCACAACAAGAGATTGTTCTTTCACAACTAAAGCATGATAAACTAGAATTCTATATGCATGGTCACGATGAAGTTACCAGAGCTAAAGGTTGGGAACTTCCACCAAAAGGTCGCATCACTGTTCGTGAAGATGCAAAGAGAACAACTGAAATTGATAAAGAGGTCATTCAGAAGACTCTTAGCTTCGCTGTTGTCTCATCTAAAGTAAAATTCCTCGAATCAATCATTCATCAAATCAACAACCGTAACTACTCTATCAAAAGTTTCATTGAACATAAAAAGTATGAGGCAGGTGGATGATCGATACCATTGTAGCTCGTAAGGTGAATGATGTTTATATGCATATTTCTGGTGATCAAGGTGTCATCCAAGAGATAAATGAACACTTCAGCTTCTTTGTCCCTAATTACAAGTTCATGCCAGCCTTCAGAGAGGGTCGCTGGGACGGAAAGATCCGCCTGATGAACCTTCGCTCACAATTACTCTATATTGGCCTCCAGGGACGTCTGGAGAGGCTCTGCAGAGAACGTGGATACGAATTAGCGCTAGAAGGTTTTCGGGGAGACTTCAATATCTCCTTGAAGGAAGCAAAAGACTTCATCACGAAGCTGAATACTAAGTTTATTGCCAGAGATTATCAGATAGATGCATTTACTAATGCACTAAGAGCTAGAAGGCAATTGATTCTTTCTCCAACTGCATCTGGTAAATCCTTCATCATCTTTCTGTTACTAAACTTTCTCAAGAAGAAAACTCTAGTAATAGTTCCAAACGTGCAGTTGATTCACCAGTTAGCTAATGATTTTGATGAATATGATCTTGATAGGAAATTTGGATCTAATGTGCATAAGATATTCTCTGGTCAAGAGAAGGATTCAGATGCATTAGTTCAAATATCTACTTGGCAGAGTGCACATAGACAGCCGAAGAAATGGTTTGATCAATTTGAAGTAGTTGTTGGTGATGAATGCCACTTATTTCAAGCCAATTCTCTTGTCAAGATTATGCATAAACTTACTAACTGTCCTTGGAGATTTGGTTTCACAGGTACTCTTGACGGCACCTTAGCCGGAGAAATGGTCCTTGAAGGGCACTTTGGAGCTGTAAGGAAAGTAACGACTACAGCTAAATTGATAGAAGAGAATCATATTGCAAATCTAAAGATAAAGAACATTATCCTTGAGTATCCTATAGAATATAAAACAAATCTACAAGGAGAAGGTTACAGAGCTGAAATAGAAGCTCTGATATCAAATGAGGCTAGGAACAAATTTATTACTAACCTTGCATATTCTCTACAAGGAAATGTAATCATCTTTGTCAATTATGTTGAGAAACATGGTGATTTGATATGGGAAATGTTGCAGAAGAATAAAGAATCTAGATCAGGTGTATATTATATTCATGGTGGTGTCGAAGGAGAGAGAAGAGATTATATCAGAAGAATTGTAAATGAACAGAAGACTGCAATTATTCTAGCTACTGCAGGAACAACATCAACAGGAACTAATATACCAAATGTTGATTATATGATCTTTGCTTCACCAAACAAATCTAGAATCAGAGTTCTGCAGTCAATAGGTAGAGGACTAAGAAAATCTGAAACTAAACATCTATTTACATTATTTGATATTTCGGATGATCTTACTGTAGGAAGATACTATAATACAACTTTTCTGCATTTTCTTGAGAGATTGAAATACTATAGACAAGAAAGCTTTCAGTATAAGAAATATAGAGTGGAATTGAATCAATAAAAAGGAGAAAGTCAATGACTGAAACAAATAACTCCGTATGTTTACTTAAGATGATCAATGGTGATGAATTAATTGCACAATACAAAACAGATATTGATGATAATATTGTTGTTTCTGAACCTTTAGTAGTAGAGGAAACTAATTATGGAGGTTCTGCTACCATTGTTCTAACAACATATCTACCATTTTCAAAAACAGATACTGTTTCTTTCAAGAAGATGCATGTTATAACAATTACTGGAGTAACAGATGCTGTAAGTAGGTTTTATTTCAATTCTCTAATTAGCAGCAAGAGCCAAATCATTGACAAGATTGATAAACAATTGAATTTCATTAATGCTACTTTAGAATCACAAAAGGCTAATGAACATTTACTATCAACAAACACTAACGTTATACCAGATAATATCTTTAGAAGGATTAGAGCTGGTTCAGATAGTATAAACTAAAGTAAATTCTAAAGGATGCATCTAAAGTAGTAACAAACAACAACAAATTCTATTATACTGAACACTCAAAAGTTCGTCAAGGAGTAAATATGGCTAAAACGCAACATTACGTAAATAACAAGAAATTGTATGAAGAAATGCAACGATTTCATGCAATGAGAACAGAATGTAAAGAAAAGGGCTTGACACCAGGACCCATCTCGAATTATATTGGAGAGTGTCTGATGTTGATAGCTAAGAAACTATCCAACAAACCAAACTTTTACAACTACAGTTATAAAGATGAAATGATAAGTGATGGAATAGAAAATTGCATACAATATATTGATAACTTTAATCCTGCCAAATCTAACAATCCCTTCGCATACTTTACTCAAATAATTGTTTTTTCTTTCATTCGAAGAATAGAACGAGAGAAAAAGCAACAGTACATCAAGATAAAGAATATGCAGAGATACAATATTGACTTCT